TGAAATGTCTTGTACGACCATTTCAAATTTATGTAAATTGAACGCAGCAACAACAGGGGGGGGGCGGAGACGCCCCCCCCCTTTTAAAAATAAAAATGATCAAATCAAGTACGATCTTGGTTTGATCAAATCAAAAACCCCTGTTATAAAAGGGTTTTTGAAAAGAATGGACGATATACAACGTCCAAACTTAGGTACAACTGCATTAGATCCTTTATTTGGATGGTTCAGATTGCCTCGTAATGTCCATTGTAGGATGAACAAAAACAAATTTATTGATAATTTTGATAATTTATTTGAACATTATAAAGGTAAACAATTTCATAATTGCAAAGAGATCAGTATAGTATGTGTAGAAGCTATGAGGGGAGAGTTACAATTGAAAGAGCGACATTATGGCATTGCTCAATCTTTTTCTCCAGATGATGAACGATTGAGCAAATTTAGCGTTAAGAATATGTCATTTGGCTTGGTGACTAGATTATTATATTTGATTTATGTAAAAGGAGCTGAAATTTACTTAAATCCCACAGTTAATGTGGATGATGTGCTTAAAAACATGAGCCACTTAATTAAAAAGAAACCTGAAATAATTGAAGAAGATTTTGAAGAAGAAGAAGATTTTGAGGAAATGGATCTAGACGACATGGGATTTATAGATGATAAAATAGAAGAAAAAGGAGAGTATTTCCAAATAGTGCCATTCGGTAAAGGAAACTGCACGGAAAAATTCTTAAAAACTTTAAAGTTTCACATGAAAATATTTAAAGGATTATTTAATTATATGTACCATCATATCACCAATTTCAAGGAAGTAAATGATGGATTTGTAGAAATTAAAGGAACTAGAGATGAAGATGATAATTCTATGAATTATGAATCTTCATCCGGCAAATTGCCTCCCATTAAGTTTTGTCCATTATGTTCATGCCCCAATGCATATACTCAAATTCCTAGAAGAATGAAAACTTGTCATTACAGTGTTAAACGATATTACCCAAATAATAAAACTATTGATGATAAATTCGAAACAAAAGTTAAAGATGGGGAAATAATGAAAGAAATTCCCTGGAGATGTGGTGTATGTTACACAGATTTAAACTTGGAAATTGAAGAGTTCAGACAGGCTAACATTATTATAGATGTGATAATAACAGAGAGCTTGTATGTTTTGATGGGTGATCTGGAAAATTTAATGAAATTGGGGTATACTGATACTTATGATGATTTAAAGAACACAGATAAGGAAAACATCAGGCAACACGACAAAATATTGGTGAACGAATACTTCTTCCATTTACAAAAAAGAATAGTAACAGTAGGACAAGATTTAGATCCTATAATAAATGATAACGTTAAGAAAGTCATTAAGGGTGTAAATTTTAGACATGACAGCAAGTTTAATAGTGTTAAACCAGAATTTGTCTGTGAAATGTCAGTTTGCAGAGAGGAAATAAAATCACATTTAAGATCCGATGCTATTGCCTGTATAGGAGATTTGCTACCAAGAACTGATGATAACAAATTCCATCAATGGAAATATAATGATTGGTTATTCGAACCTAACAACTTCGATGGATGCTGTAATAACAATTGTTGTGATCATAATGAAAAATTCACATGCTTCTTGGGTATGGGAGCATTGGCTCTGAGTTTATCCCAAATATTAGGAATTGTTAATAAACAACGTCAATTGTACGCAATCATTCCTAGGGTTAAAGACAATAAGCGTTTAAGGGATAATACTGGTACAATAATCTCTGAGGGGGATGATACCATGATATTCTTGGATGGATGCACTAACCCGTTACTGGTCAAAACTGACACATTAGAAACACTTAGTAACTTTAATACTATTGTGAACAACGGAGAATACTACGTCATCAATAAGGTATTTGATTTGGAATTATGTAGCACCGTTTGCATACTGGGCCCTTACACTGATGCTAATTCATTGCCTGATGACAAAATTGTCAAAGATGACAACATCACTACTATATCTTTACCTGATTTAGACTCAATCATGGGAAGAATTATTGGTTTAAATTTCAGGCCTAGCTCATTCACATTACATACATCTCTGTTTAAGTATTTATGCCTCCGGAATTTATCCGGAAAAGTGTCTCACAATACATTGAGACAATACGCTGTTGGATTTGCACTTAGAAGGTTTGTTGTTCACAATAAAGTGGTTTCAAATCCAAGTGTGATGTATGAAATGATAGATATTCATGTCATGTTATCACGTATTTGTATGATGCAATTAAAAATGGAATATGATCTTAGTTTGAACTATAGTGAAAAAACAAAGTATTTAGGACCTCTAAGGTGGATGCCAAAGGAATTGGAAGGTTTAACAACTAGATACGTGATAAATGCTCTCATAGAATATATAACTGATAGATTCAGCATTACTGAAATAGACATCATGAGAGTTTTAGAAAGCACACACCTTTCAGCTTTCATAACAAAATTACATGACAATCATTTATGGTCGGCTTTGCTAAAATTAAGCAAAGGTATTACTACAGAAAGGCTTACTGTTAGAAATTTGGGAGACAGTCACTGTGAGATAATATCCAATAACATTGAAAGATGCTTCCATCATAATCAAAATTGTGTGCATGGTTTGCTTTTAACAGAACATATATGTAAATGTTGTGGTATATCGATAGAATTTGGATTATTATGCAAATGTTGTAAGGGGACGACCCCAATAACAGCTTTTCAAATTGATGAGCAAATTAGAAAAGAAGTGGATGACGAGGGTGAAAATTATAATTATAGATTTAAAGAATTAGAGTCTAAACGGCACACAATCAAATCTAAAATAAGCCATAACGAGATGAAATGGCCTCCTATAAAACCCAAGCCCAGAACTGTAAAATATCAACAGATTACAGTAGCAAGACCTGTCAAACAAGATGTCACCGAAATGCCTACCAACAAAGCCTTACCAACCAAAACAATAGATGAAGTTATAGCGAAAAGAGGCAAACATGTTGTGTCAGTAAGTAATTTAGATGAGTTCAAATTGTTACTAGACGAAGACATGAAGAAGATCCAAATTATTGACGACGTCGATAGTGGTGCTAACAAAGAGGAAGCATTAATAGTACACACAATAGATAATATTAAGGACACAAAAATTATAAAATTAACGGATGAAAGCCAAGTGACTTCAAAGCAATCAGACAGGCTTCAAACTGATATAGCTGAAACACCTCCAACAGAAGGTGACAATTCTCCTGATCTATCCGGAGAAAGCTGGAGACAGATGTTTTCTAAATTTGCGTCAAAAATAGTTCCAAGTGTGCGTAAGAGAATCACTAAATTATCAAATGAGGCACATGATTTGTTATCTGCTGATAATAAAGAAAAAGTTCTAACCAGATTGAAATATGATTTTTATTCTCACGTAACTGATCCTGTGGAATTTGAATCCAGATTAAATGGTGAGCACTCAACAATGTATATCATGCCGCACATACCAGTTGGATTCGTGGCTTGGCAACAAGATGAATTTGAAGTGATAGAGAAAATTTCATTATCTAATTCGAGCTTTAATTCTTGCGGATATGAAGCGTTCAATTATGCTCTTGATAAACCTATACCCTGGACTGACTTTGTTTCAATAACTGGTACAGACAAAAATTGGTCCGATTTGGCCTTAATGGACTTAGCTTCTGATCTAGGAATTAATATAATCATGGTAGAACCAAGAGGAGTATTCGTTGGGAAATACAACCCCGAATGTGATGAATTCATGTGCATTCACTACGATTTACCTTTACCAGATGAAAATGAAAAGTTAATTGACACGGTACAAAACAGAATAGGTCACTTTTCCCCATGTGTAATTCGCAGAATTAGAAGAGGAGGAACTTATTACGTACATGATCTAAACCAAAGCATCACAGACAGGAATAAAATTATACAATCGAGACTTGGACCTCATAATCATTGTAATAGAGCCCCTGATATTACTGGTGATGAAAATATATTATGTGAATTGATATTCAATTTACATATATCTGAAGATTTGTCAGACAGTATATCAAAATTTCCTACAGTATTTGAAATAGACGGAAAAATGTGCATAAGTAATAATCCTGACACAAAATTATTAAAATGGGAGACCAATCTCATACATATAGAAATACCAAAGGAATACAGTACTTTAGTAGATAAAATAGCGTCAGCATTGGAAGGTTCTTTAAAAATATCAGAATTACCTGAAATGAGACACACAAGCTCCGAATTACCCAATGAGCTAGAAAGTGAAATAACAGAAGAAATAATAGAGGTTTTGAGAATCTTTTCTAGAATAAATTCTATGTTCAATGATAAATTGGATGCTAAATTAATCAAGGACACAAAAGAATGTCGCGTGATTCCTTGGTATGGTAGGAGCAAAATAATGTTCGACAAAAAATTCAATCACAAGTTGAAGAAATTCGACACCTTGTGCTTAAAACAAGGAAAACAATTATATAAGTGTGAAGTCACCAATTTCAGTGAAGGTGATCCTGTTATCAATCTGGAGCTTTACAGTGAGCAAAGATTCAAGGTAATAATACTTAAAGAGTCATCTGGTAGTGCAATTAAATCATTAGTCAGCCTAATGACCGAACATATTACTATGTCAGAATTCAAAGAAGTGCTAAAAAGATCTAATTTGACGTTGGGGCCAGCGGGATATGGCAAATCAACAATGATATCTAAAGCTATAACACACGGTGATTTATGTGTTGCAATGACCAGATCATCTGTAATGAGCATAGAAGAGAAGACAAAGGATAAACACATCACTGTTTGCTCCTTGGAGAAAGCCTCATCAAGCATGATGAAATGTCCAAACACCATATTTGTAGATGAGGCGACTATGATCGATTGGTTGAAGTTAGCGTTGTTATGTGAACCCACAACCACTTTAAGAATGTATGGCAGTGAGAGCCAAGTAGGAGCAGTAGACATGAGTCCAACACCTGGTTTAAGACATATTACAAGAATACAAGATTTATTGTTAGAAAATCAGATAAGTAGATTTTACTCAACTTACAGAATCGGTGAAAGCCTTGCCACTTTTATAAGACCGATAGAACCCAAACTCGTATCATTGGCTGATCACAAAACAACGTACAACGTGACTGTGTTAGAGGATGCAGAATTCGAAAAATTGCCGGTCATTGTGCATCGATGCAAACCTGATGTAATTATAACACCATACAATTATAATAGACAGAGAATTGAGAATATGACGGATGTCACAATACCTGTTGTGACTACGCATAGTTATCAAGGACAAGAAGTTAACAAATCTTTAGTGATACTCAGAGCAGATAGAACCGGCAAGTGGGATTTGAACGGAAATGCTTTGTATTTAAATTCAGCGTTAACTAGAGCCAAGCACCATTGTGAGATAATAGTATACGGTTACCCAATATCCAACATACAAACAGTAAGCGATCTATGTCAGTATATGGGTGGAGCCCCGCATGAAAACAGTCTGGAAGAAAACACAGATATTGTCAAAGATAACCCAGAAGATGACATGGTGAACGATGAATTACCCACTGTTTTAACCATACGAACGATGCACACTCTAAGAAAACAAGACATTGATAAATTAAATGAACTCAGTATTGTTCAGCAAGGGCATTCAGTAAGTTATTTTTACATTCATAAAAATCACATAAGCTGCAATTTGAAATTCATGGGTAAAAGTGTGGCAGAAATAATAAACATTAATGGAAATGTAACCGTAAATGGAAATTGGTATTATAAACGCAAAATTTTAGATAAATTGGATGAAAAATTGGACTTGAATGATGTGAAAGGTATAACTATATGTCCAAGAGGGACAAAATTAGTGAGAATAAAAACCAATCAAAAATTTAGAAATAAGGTAAGGGAATTAGCCTGGATAGTGGACAAATGCTATGATGGTAAATTCACTATCAAAATAAATAATATCATTATAACTATAACAAAGAACGCAGGTTGTCCTTTATTTAGTGGATTAAAATTCAGGACAAAGAACGAATACTTCGAGATCTGCAAACTGAAATATTTTAGTTTGAGAAGAGAATTAATAATACATAAGTCGAATAATTATAGAGAATTGAGTTGTATTTTAAAATGGTTGGACATAGATTACAATTCTATTAATTATGATGATGAGGTGGATATTGGTTGGCTGAAAACCATGACTGGACATAATATAAGCTCATGGAGACAATATAAGGAAAGATTATCTAGTGTCAGTTTATGGTTTATTAACGCTTGTTTTGACAGTACATCAAGAAAATGTAAAGAGTTAAGTGACCGTAATACTGCCATATATAATAGATACATGTTAACAGAAAATAGGGAGTTGATAAAGTTCCATCAGTCTCCGATTCGACATGACAAATTGATATACAAAACCACTGAAAGGAGAGCTTTGAATTTATGGAGAACTGAAAACGTTTATGAGTTGTTTAACAAAGATGATTTAATATTAACAGTGAAGGAAGGATCTGATGAAACGCTCTGGAGACAATTTGTAAGAGAATGTTTACTAGATATGGATAGAAGCGATTTGATCAAAGGAACAAGCGGGTTGGCACTGGACATACCAGGTTTGTATTTACCTCTGGAAAAACATTATCAATTAGGGACGGAGATAAAACAGATTATTGGCACCAATATAAATAAATTACTATTATTGACTAGTCCAGGCATTCACGATAGTATCAGATTAAATATTAACGACAATGATGAATTCAGAACAGCTATACTAGCTAGGTATCCAAAACTCACAATTCAAATAGGAAATTATAATCTACTCAATTCTGGAATGATAGGTGTACTGGAACAAATAATGTTGAATACATATGCGAAGACAAGCAAACATAACCCTCAAATAGTTGTTTATGGTGGAATGAGCCCTAGCAGTGTTGCTGTACAAGGAAAATATTATGTATCATTAGATATACCAGATGAAAGATCCCCAATTAAAAGATTTTATGATCGAGAAATGCCAATTGTTAATGCATTAGTTCATAGATTTAATGAAGGTAGAGATGATCAACACAAGGTCAGCTTAAATTATGATGGGTTATTCTCCCGTAGGTATTTATTGGGAGTGAGTCTAAATCACGTAACAGAGGATTATATTCAACAAAAACTAAATAATTGTGATTATTTATATGGGTGGTCCTATAGGGTTGACAATCAATCCAAGTGGTATTCCATTAGCAACAGAGGAGATAAAATTTATTATCATGGGGAGGAATACTCCAATCAAATAAGAAATCAACTAGCTATTAAAATTCAAAACGGTAATCCATTGTGGGTGGATTACGACAAATGTGAGTACGTTGAAACCACAATCGTTAATGAATTATTTGGAATGTATCTTGTCAAATTTACAAAACGAAAATTCCCAAATAGTAACAAAGTTACTAGAGTAACATTCACAGAACAGGGTTATAACAGTACGACCGACGTAGAAGTGCCGTGGATCAATACACAAATTATGGACATAATGAGAACCAGAACATTTATAACCACTAAGAAATTAACAATAAACAATAACTTATTAAGGAATCTATTATTACGGTTAATGACAGGGGATGATTCAGAAGATAGCTTATTAGCATATGCTAGGACAGTGCAATCTACACAAGTGATCACTGATAAAGGCATTCAGGATTTATCAACAGTTGATTTACATGTTACAATGAGTACTACATGGTTTGCTTTGTATGTACACCATAATTATTTATATAAATTTGAACACATAATTTCATTAATTAATTTGGGAGAAGATAGAGAAGTTTTATTCACCTTATTACAACAATTTGTTCCAGGCATCCTGAAGTGGGTGGGGATAGTAGCAGAAAATATAACTGATTATATGGAAGTATGCATGAAGTATTTACAATTTGATAGGAGTTTCCTTACTAATTTGAAAAATGTTACGGAAAAGATTAAAAATACTAACTGGGCTATACAAGAAAACAAAGGGAAAGTTTGGAATTTTTCTTTTAAACACCCAGACGACAATAACATGCCTATGTTGGATAATGACATACTCCCAGATAAAGATATAGACAGATACAAAAACTCTATTAGAGAGGAAGATTCTACTTGTGATCAAGGACCCGTCACAACTCATGAAGAGTCTGATTTAGAGAATACTCAGGAAAAATCAGAAACTGACAAGGAACTAGGAGACAATTCGGAAGCCTTAGGTCTTGACGATGAGGTTGATGGGGACAATCAACAATCATCGAGTGAAAATGTTGTTTATAACGTTGAAAAAGATATGACCAAAGAAACAGATGCCACAGAGAAGCCGGCCTCTAATGATGATCACAAATCCGTACCGACCTCTGATACGGAGATCAAATTACCATCCGATGATGGCACACAAATTTCATTTACAGAACTAACTAAGCCTATCACAACTTTACCCACTCCTATATGTGTTCAAGGGGCATTTGGAGAAGTTCCTTTAATAATTTGGAGTTATTGGCAAGGATCTGAGATAAGTCCGTTTTTACTCAATTGTATTAGATCTTGGCAAAAGTATAACCCTGAAGTTAGAATAGTGATACTGACTGACAATAACTTAGGGAACATACATAGTATATTTGACTCTAGTGATACTAAACAAATGTCTCCACAAGCCAAATCTGACTGGTTAAGATGTTATTGTTTATCTAATTATGGAGGAATTTGGTTGAATTTGAGTAGTATTTGTGCTGAATCTCTGATGCCGTTAATTAAAGCGGCAGTAAACCATGAGAGTGGTTTGTTCCAGTTAGGAATGCCAGGTGGAGTTGACAAAATGAAATATGAAATGGGTGTGATGATTTGCACCACTAGAAATAAAATATTACATGAATGGTTCAGATTAACTAATGAGTTCGTTATTTTATCTGGAGGAGACACAACAATTATGTTAGATCTGATAAAAGACAGATTCAAAACCAATGCTCATACTGCCATATTGGCAGTGGGGGATTATGGTAAATTTTACTTATGGGTTTACGTTTTACAAAGAATAGTTTTAGACTTCCTTAAAATTGAACCCTGTCATATTAATGTTGAAAATCAAAAATGTCTACTATATATGGGGAAATATGCGATAGATTCTGCTCGAACGTGGCACATTTTATCCACACGTTCTTGGCAAGATCTTCAAATAACAGTCCCTGTTATAAATCTAATAAGTGCAATGCGGAAAAATGTGATTGATAATTACAGTAATAAATTCGAGAAAGGTAGCGTGATGGAGATGCTAGATACATGTGAACCACTAAAATATAACCCATTATCCTTGGCAAATTTAACACCTAAGGAATTAAAGAGAATAGATTTAGAGGAGACAGACAATAGACAAAAGAAAAACAAAATTGATTATATTTTAATATCATATGGAAGTTTTGGTGATTTTGTACCAATATTAAACATATATAAATATTTGATCGGACGAGGATCAAGTTGTGTATTGGTCACCCACAAGGAATTTGCAAGTTTTATAAATAAAGATGACTTCTTCGACTTAAAAATAGACACAAAGGAAACATTTAAATTGGCTATGAACTTTTCTGAAAAAGGATGGTCTAGTTGCCTATCTGGTAGTTTAAATCAATTAAAAGAAATGGTAAGTTCTATGAATGAATTGGTTAATATGTATAAAAATTTTAACTGCACTATCGTGACCACACATTCATTTTATCTATACAAAAATTACAGCCAGATATTTGGTAAAGAATGGATAGTATTGGAAACGTTTCCTTTAGAAATGATGTCACCACTTAATAAAACAAGTGGTTGGATACAACAATTTATTGGAAAGTTCTATAATTTGGACATGCCACTGCCAATTTTAATAGGTCAAGGTATTGTGAGAAAACAAAGACCAATTATATCAATGACTAATTGCCTACCTTGGATGGTTTCTAATTATAAAATTAAAAACCCTGTTGGACCGCTGAATATGTTAAGTGGTTTCCAACAACCTTTAGGGATTAAAATACCAAATAACAGTGTGTTCATAAATTTCGGTAGTTGCACAAACCAAAATGATGTTGAGTACATGTATGAATTAGCAAAGGACATCTGCTCTTTAGGTTATGATACCATATTATATGATAAGTTGCATGAATCACGAGTATCAAACAGAATTCTCCAAATAGTTGAAGAATGTTCAGGGAAAATAATACTACTAAAACATTTCAATTGCTCGGAAATGTATGGTAAAGTGTTCTTAACAGTTTGTCATGGCGGGCACGGTACAGTGTTAGATAGTCTATTCAATGAAATGTTCACAGTTGTGCAACCCAAAATATTTGACCAATTTCATTGGGCTACAATACTAGAACAATTTGGAATTGGTTGCTCACTAAATAGAAATTACACTAAAGAAGACTTAACATCTATTATGGCTTTAGCTAAAGCTAGCAATCACAGGTTAAAAGATACAAAAGCTAGCATGAACATAAATAATTTGGGATTAATCAAACAGTTGAACCCACGTAAAGATTTACACGGTAGAATATATCCAAACGCTCTACGACAAGCAGGATTGATACAAAATATAGAATTTATTGAAGGCAGATTCAGCACCAATCTACCTCTTGGTTATTATGTAATAGACGATATAGTGGATGTCGAATTAATGAACCCTCCCACTCAAAGCCATTGCGTAAGAGAGTGCATTAAATATGCCTTCAACAGTCTCACTATGGATGCAATAACGTCATGTTCCAGTCTCAGTATATCCAATCTTTTTAAACCAGGGGTAACAGAATCAGAATTAGAAGATGGTTTATTATCTTTAGGGGTAAATTATTGTTTGGTCAAAAGAAAACAAGGTCGTGTGATGAACTCAAAACCAGGACCGATTTTGAGCTTAAAAATAGGAGACGGTGGCATTTCACAACATTGTGTGTTGATCAAGATATCAAGTTATGGCAAGACCGTTTCTTTAAGTGGAAGCCCCGCTGTAATGCCAATCAAAGATAATGAATTGAAAGATCATATATCAAACAGATTAACTAACAATACTAGTATGGAACTATGCAATCCTCATGTGATGATGAGTTTATTACCAAACAAATGGGTTAAAAATTTCATATCCCGAACTAGATCCATAAGAAAGCATAGTTTGAGTGCCAGGCAACAATTGCACGTCACAATTGCGTCTATGTGCAGATCTGGGATCGCATACATAGGAGACACCCACCATAATGACAAAGCATTAGGTATTGGTTATTGCAGCTGTAAAGATGGTTGGCAACTTGTGAATTTTGAAATATTCATGAGTAAATTGATTATATACACTGACATTCCATGTGAAAATCCGGTGGTAATTATCAATTTACATCTGGAATACCCAAAAAGTATATCACGTAGAACTATAATTGATGACAAAGAGCGTTGGGTCAGTCTAAACAAACCAACTGTAAACTTCAATGAAATAAACAAACCATTAATTAGATCCAATGAAATCGTGTCCCCACATTTAAATAAGTTTAATCTAATAGTAGCTGACTTTGATAATCGAACTCATCACAATAGTGATGATATTGGGTACCTAAAGAGAGCAAACAAACTGGTCATTTACAGCACACCAGAAATTACTTTCAATGATATCTTAGCTTCACATAATAAACCTTACAATAGACTGATAATTAAAATGGGTAACACAAAATATTGTCATGAATTCAATTGGGGCAATAGTGCTAGATTGTTCCTGTCACTAACTAATGGTATCTTAGAAGGAAATAGTATTGTCACCGATGTTAGATTGTCAAATGATGTAATGAACTATATATTTAAATATTACAAAATAGTGGGTTTGAAAGTACACACTAGAGTCTCTATTTACGAAGATCGTCCTGTTATAATATCAGTTTCAGATTTACTAGATGAGTTCAGTCGAAATGAAGAAATGGAACCCGATTTAGTAACCCAATTGACTACTTTATTAAAAGAAGAAGACACTGTGAAATTGTCTTGGCTAACAAAAACAAATTGCAAACTAAATGACAGTAACGATGTCATTTGCATATCAGATGACACATTAAGCATACCTTGTTGTGAGATGATAATAACAAAGAGTGTTAAAGGAGGTGCAAATTCTGATGACAGAATTGGGTGGAAATTAGAAGATAAAGATCAATCTTTCAAAAGCGACGATAAGTGGAATGTCAAACCATCTCTTGAAAAGAAGAACATTCAATCCAGTTGTAAAGACGTCATAGCATTAAATGATATGAAAATAAATGACGTTCAAGATTCTCCATCAATTAAAAATGTAAAATACTACTCAAACTACGAACCAAGTTTAGATATTTACATTGCACCTTACACTATGAATTATACTACAAGCGTGATAGAGCCATTGTTTGATATGCCTGATATAACATCTATGCAATTATGGACTGACACAGATTTGACGGATTGGCTCAATATGTATGCTCCATCCAATAAAACTGTAATCAAGAGTCGTGAATTACCCGGTAAAATTATCAACATGGAGAAAATAACAATGACAAAATATCCAATTAAGTCTAGACCTGTCTTAACAAAAATATGTTTTGAGGAAGGACGTTCCATTACTGGTAGATTGTTTTCCGTGGTTAACCTTCGCACAGTTACACCTGATCCTGAGAAAATACTTTGGGATGTCTGCAATGCATACTTTAAACCCGGATGGGAGCACAATATACCACATTTTAAAAATGATTTATTAATCATAACTCCAGAAGATGTTAAAAATTGGATTGAAGAAAATAAAGATTGTTTTGGTGTTGAAAAAGAGCTAAATGATTTACTAGCAGGCGAATTATTAATCAAACCATTGAATGATGTTAATGTGCATTTGAAATTGGAGTCTTTACTAAAGGACAAGCATATCTCCATTATGAAGGAACAGCAAGCTAGAATAATAGTATGGCAAAGGAAAGCAGTTTGTAGTTTATTTGCCAAATTGTTTGTAAGATGCAAAGACAGACTGAAAACTTTACTTGTGGATCATATACTTTACGTAGATGGATTGAGACCAGATGAAATATCAGCCAAATTAAGACAAATATCTGATGTATTTGGATTTTTTGAAAACGACCTGACTAAGCAAGATAGACAAACTGACAAACCCATTTTAGAAGTGGAAATGTTGATGTATCTTATGTTGGGCGTTCATCCTAACATCATATCTAGTTGGCGTTCAAGTCATGATGATTGGAGATTCAAATCTACAAATTATTGGGGTAAGAGCACGGCAATGAGATTAACGGGACAAGCTACAACCGCACTAGGAAATTGTATCACTAATATGCAAGTACACTCAAAATTTGTAATCAAAAATAAATATTGGTTAAAGTTTGCTTTATTTCTTGGGGATGATATGTGTATGGGTTTCTCACACAAGCCAAACACACAGCACTTACGCCAGGATATAGCTTGTAAATTTAATATGCAAAGTAAAGATTCTTGGATGACCAATGGAGCAACATTCTGTAGCATGGTAGTTTACAAAACGAATGATAATGTAGTAGAATTGGGCCCAGATGTAGTCAGGATGAAATTTAGGTATGAAGTCACCAATGGTGTACACGAAGCAACTAAAGAGAACTTAATGATGCGCAAGGCATCTTACTTGATGATGTTAGGGAAAACACCTGAAGTTGATAAATTAGTAAATGATCTCCAATTACCCATCAATCCCGTACACTGGTACAATTATCACACGATGTTACAGGGCGTTGCTGACAAATGGGACATGAACATACAACAAGTTGAGGGGTATTATCATAACTTGATCTACATGATATCTAAAGACGACATTTATCAACATAACTTTAGAGGATTCGGTAATAGATGAATATTATAACTAACTCTGTTTTGTCAATTTATTTTTAAAAGGATGGGGCACCCCTCCCAAACCCCGG